CAGCATGGCCTCACGTCGTCGCCTCCGGCCGGCTCGCTGGGCTACGGGCTCAACCTGAACGGGCGTCGCGAGAACGCCTTCCTGATCGGTTGTGAGCATCCCGACCATCGGCCGACCGGATTCCAGAGCGGCGAGACCGCGCTCTACGACAATACCGGGCAGAAGATTCATCACCAACAGAAGGGCACGCGGCACACCGTGACCTCGCATTCGGTGCATATCTCGGATGGCGTCGCGGTGCATCGCGTGCAGCCGAACGGCTATCACATCGTCGAGACCGACAACCTTTCCAAGATTCGTTTCAAGATCGGCTCGAACTGGTTTCAGCTCGCGCCGAGCGCGATCGTCAGCTCGACCAAGCCGCCCGACGATCCGACGCGCGCTTGATCCAGATCAAATATAAACGTCCGTAGCGTGGAACGGTGAACGAACGAACCAGGACAACAAGATGAACGGCGATTCCTTCCCCGAACTCGACATCAGGCTGGCGACGGAATGCCTCGATGTCGCGCCGCTCATGGATACCATCATGGTCGCCACCAACCCAACGACCGGCGAACTCGTCTGCCGGGGCGAGTGGTGGATGGCGGACACGGTGAAGGAGCCGAACAATGTCGGTGGCATTCAGGCAGAACAGGCGCTTCTGACCTCGATCGCCTTGCAACTTTTCACCGATCGCTTCTCCTCTTCGCCCACCTTTCATGCGCGCAGCGATCCGCGCGGGTGGTGGGGCGACGGCATCGATCGGCAAGGTCAGCCGCCTTTGGGCTCGACCTTGTGGACCTACCTCAACGGCACGCTCGATGCGCAGATCGCCTTCTCGGCGCGTAACGCGACCATCGAAGCCCTGCAACCGTTACTCACCAAGAACCAGGGTCCGGTCGCCAGCTTCAACGTGGTCGCCATCGCCGACCAAGCGAACTCGCGTTTGGATATTCAAATCTCCGGCTATTCGGAGGACGGCTCGACCATCTATTCACAAAAGTGGTCATTCGCCTGGGCGCAGACTCTCAACTGGTCACAGCCTTATCCGTCGTTCACGTTCACGCCGTAGGCGCGATCTGCTATCTCGGGGAGAAACCCTGGAGAGAGCCCGTGCCCTATATCCCTCCAACGCTTCAACAATGCGTCGAAAAGGCGCGGCAGGACTTTCAGGCGAACCTTCCGGGCTCGAACGCTTGGCTCTTCCCGAACAACGTCGCGGTCTCGGCGAAGGTCATGGGCGGTCTCATCTGGTCGGGCTTCAGATTCCTCACTTGGATCAGCAAGCAGATTCTCGTGACCACGTGCTCGCGCGATTATCTCTACATGCACGGCGCGGAGCTTGGCGTGACGCCGAAGGTGGCGACGCCATCGTCGGGCGGCATTCAGGTCACCGGAACGGTCACGCTTCTGATTCCGACCGGCACGCTATTCCAGCGCCAGGACGGCTTGCAGATTCTCTCGACGGCGGATGCGGTCATTCCTCCCGGAGGCGTGGTCACCGTGCAGGGGCAGACCACGGTCAACGGGGCGATGACCAACACGATCGCCGGTACGCCGCTGACATGCGCGCTTGCCGGCGTGACGAGCGCCACGTCGCTCGGAGTGGTCGGTGGATCGGATGCCGAGAGCGTCGAAGCCTATCGGCAGCGAGTGCTCTACAAGAAACGCAACCCGCCGCACGTCGGCTCGCCATCCGATTACATCCAATGGGCGACGGCCTATCCCGGCGTGACGCGCGCCTGGGTCTCGCGGGCGCAATTCGGACCCGGCACGGTCGGCATCTACTTCATGATGGATACGACCTACAGCAACGGCATTCCGACCGGCGCCGATGTCAACAACCTCGCGAACTATCTTTCGGCCCTGGCGCCTGCCGACGCTTCGCTGACGGTGCTGGCGCCCACCGCGTTGCCGGTGACCATCACCATTGCGTCGCTGCGTCCCTATACCGCGAGCGTCAGACAGGCGATCACCGATGAACTGACGGGGATGTTTCAGAGACGCGCCTCGGTCGATCCGCTCCATCCCCTGATCTTCTATCGCTCCTGGATCGACGAGGCGGTTTCGCGCGCGACGGGCGAGGACGCCCATGATCTCAACGTGCCGGCCGCCGATATCACGGTGCCGGCGATGTCGATCGCCATCCTCGGGCCGGTCGTTTACGCGCCATGATCGCCGAGAATTGCCCGGCACCGACTCAGGGTCCGATACCCTGCCCGACGACGACCGACATCGTGCTCGACAAGCTGCGGCGCATCCTGCCCAGAGGCATTGCCTGGGTCTCGGTCTTCGATCCATCGACGGTGATGTATGGCTATTTCCGGGCGATCTCCGCGACCTATTGCTGGTTCACCAACGAATGCTGCCTGATGCTGAACGAGATGTTCTGCGCCACGCGCAACTGGTTGACGCCGGATTACCTCACCGAGTTCGGATTGCCCGATCCCTGTACCTGCAATCTCGATCCCTGTCTGATCCTGCCGGAGACGGCGCATTGCCCCGACCTCGTGGAATGGGCCGGCGCGATCGGCTGGTCGCTTGGCTGCGGCATTGCGCCCGTCTACAAGGTATCATCGAATTGCGCGGCTTGCGGATGCTCGTCTTGCTCCCAGGTCGATCCTCCCGGAAGCCTGAAGATCACCGTTTCGACCGGCGCCTCGACGATCTTCGACCCGGAGCCGTCCTCGGTGTGCGACCTCGCTGTTTCTGGTATTTCTGTCACAGGTTGCGAGCAAGCGGATTGCGGCACGATCACATCGCTGCATTGCCTGATCGATAGCTTCCTGCCGGCGCATGTCGGCTACACACTGACGGTGAACCCATGACGAATCGCGCAGGACCGGAATATCGTGGCGTCACCATTCGGCCGACGCCGGTCACGCCATCGGCGAGCGACACATGGTTCCAGGATTGCACGGGCGGCGATCCCTCGACCGGCACCCTCTTCGAACAAGGCTGGTTCAACGGTCTTCTGGCGAAGCTGAGAGATACGTTCACCGCAGCGCATCCTACGCTCCTGCCCGTCGATGATTCGATGCTGACCCGCTCGATCAACACGCTGATCCAGATGGGCTCGCAGAATTGGGCCTTGGATACCGGCTCGGCCGACGCGCTCGCGGTCACCCTGTCTCCGGCGCCCTTCGCCCAGACCGATGGCATGCGCGTTTTCCTGATCAAAGGATCGAGCGCCAACTCCGGGACCGTCCCGACGCTCAACGTGAATGGTGCCGGGGCGCAGACCATCGTCGATCGGCGCGGCAACGCCTTGGCGCCCGGAGACCTTCCGGCAAACGCGGCTTGCCTTTTCGAACTGCGCTCCGGTCAATGGCGAGTGATATCGCCGCCGGTTTATGCCGACATCGTGCGCGCGACTCCTTACACCGGCAGGACGCAATATTTCTATTCGAGCGGCACCTTCACCGTCCCAGCCGGCGTCACATCGCTTGAGGTTGACGTATTCGCTGGCGGGGGAGGGGGCGGCGCCTCGTGCTGGACGACCGCAGGAGGCACCATCCTCGGCAATTGCGGCGGCGGCGGCTCCGGTGGCGCCTTCGGCCGCAAGCGCATCTTCGGTCTTTCGCCCGGCGCGGCGATCGCGGTCACAGTCGGCGCGGGCGGCACGGCGCCGACGAACAGCAACGGCGGTACCGGCGGCACATCCTCCTTTGGCTCCTACGTCACCTGCACGGGCGGCCTGGGGGGTCCTGCCGGCATCAACAGCAATTACGGGCAGACCGGAGGCACGTCGAGCGGCGGCGATATGAATATCATCGGCAGCGCTGGCGGCTTCTCTGGACCGAACGATGTGTCCTATACGGCGAGCTACGGCATCACGATCTACAACAAGGGCGCCCTCAGTGCGGGCGGCCTCTCCGGCCAGCATCTCGGCGGCACCGGCATGGTCGGCGTCGGCTACGGCGCCGGGGGAACTGGCGCCTCGGGCGGCAGCGGCATAGGCGGCGGCCCTGGCAGTCCTGGCCTCGTGATCGTTCGTTGGTAGGAACGTTCGTTGGTAGGGAAAAAGACAAATGGCAAAGGTCGCGCTCATCAGAGACGGAATTGTGCAAGAGATCGTGGAGCTTCAGGAAGGCTTCACGCTCAAGGATTCCTTTCATCCCGATGCCGGCTTCGTCGATTGCGACGATCGCATCAAGGTTGGGCAGAGCTTTAGGGATGGCAAGTTCGGCGCGCCGCCGCCGCCGCCGCCGATCGACGAGAAGGCGGCCTGGGAACGCATCCGCAATCAGCGCAACGATCGCCTGAAAGCTTCGGATTGGACGCAGTTCCCGGATGCTCCCGCAGGAGCCGCCGAGAAGTGGAAGGCATATCGGCAAGCCCTGCGCGACATCCCGAAGACCTACACGGATTTGACGCAAGAGATTCCCTGGCCGGAGGAGCCTAAGTGAGCGGCGGCACCACGATCGATCCCTGCGCGCCGACCTTCGTCCTCGGGACGTTGCTTCAGGCAGCGATCGGCGACGATTGGGGGTGGAGCTTCATCTACCTGGACGCCTCGAACCAGCCGATCACGTTCGGCGGTGACACGGTCCAGGGGCAGCTTTACACGCCCTTCGTTGCCGCTCCGACGCTCCTCGATGCGAGTTCCGGCCGAGCCCAGGTCATCGACACGCCGACCTTGAGCTTTGCACTAGGGCTGGAGAAAGCCGTCACCAAGACCTTGTCGCCGGATGTCGATCCGCCCGTCACGCATCTGCAAATCCAGAGGGTCGATGTGACCGGGCTCATCAGGAGCAT